CTGGAACCGTCAGCGGATGTTTGCAGTTCACGGCAACAATCCAAAGCCGCTATACAACATGATCAGAATCGAACTTCCCGTAAAAGATTTTTACGAGTTTCGGTTTATTCCTTTTTGTGGCAACAGCTGGATTCATAGAGGTACACGCAAGGTATATGACGGCTGGAAAGAATATATCAACGACACATCTGTGTACCTTCTTAATGTGAATCAAAAATGGACAGAAGCAGATAACACACGCGGTTACAGGATTACAATGCGCGGCAAAAAAGTAAAGCTGCACGAATTGTTTAGCATGTCTCACCCGTACTGGGCAACAGGCGAAAGAGTTAGGGATGGCAAAGGTAACCAAACCAACCCTGGCTCACTGCTTAACGATTACTGGTTCTTTAGCGCCGACACAGTTAGCCACGAGAATGAGCCTGAGCACGAGATTACTTGGCTAAACGAATATGTTGACAACAGTGAGGAGTGGTACAAGGACCAAGAGTCTCAATACAACGAATTGGGTTACGCAGGCATTGTCTGTCAATCATCAACTGAGATCAGTTCGTTCAGTAACTTCTCCGCCTACTTCCAAAAAGGCATCCAGATCCGACGACTAAGCGAAGCCGACAACCTGCAGAGCACTAAGCAAGGAGCGTCAAACAATTTCGGCGACATCGCCTACGCGCTACTAACTAACCGTCGTTTCGGCGTTGGTGAGTTAATTGGCGAAAACTCTGTTGACGCTCTCAAGATGCAAGAGGCTGCCAAGTTTTGCAAAGCCAACGGTTTCTACTGGGACGGCATCATCGCTGAACGCACCAACGTTCGTGAGTTCCTGTTCAAGCAGGCAGGGTATCAACTGCTGGACTTTACTATCGTCGGCGGTCGCTTCAGCTTGGTGCCAACCGTTCCCTACGGCACCAATTACAAGATCTTGAATGATGCTGTCGCAGGGTCTGACCGCTTCCCGATTAAGGGTCTGTTTACTGATGGCAACGTGCGAAATTTCAAAACGACGTTCCTGTCACCAGAAGAGCGGCAGCTGTTTACTGCTGAGGTGAAGTATCGCGGCGAACCAGACACCAATGGCTTCCCCGACCAACGCTCCATGCGTGTTCGTTTGTCGAACGCTGAGGGCGGTTACTTCCGCGACCCAGTGGAAGTTTTTGACATGAGTCAATTCTGTACCAGCCGCAAGCACGCCTTGACCTTTGCCAAGTACGCCTTACGAATACGCCAGCAAGTCGACCACGCCGTTTCATTTGAGACCACACCTGACGCTGCTCACACGCTCGCCCCAGGTGATTACATCCGTGTTGCCGTCAGTGTCCAGCACCAAGAACGTGACCGAGGATACGTGGGACGACTCCGTACCGGATCGATCAGCCCAACTGGCGTGGTTCAAAGCAACGATGACGTCAGCAGCGGGCAAGCGATTTACTACTGGACCCCTGGAACGACTGAGGTCAAGGAGGGAACGCTGAATCTGGATCAAGGTCGTGTCACCGACACAAGCCTGAAGGGTGTGCTGTTTACCCGCAAGATGACTGACGCTGAAGCGCGGGTCTACAAAATCGAGTCGATTGCATTTAGCGAGGAAAGCTTTGTCGAAATCTCTGCGACGTATGTACCGCTAACAAAGAACACGAAAACGATGCGGACTTTAAAATGGGATGACAAGGACTTCGTTGTCGAGGACCAGAAGGATGAGTAATGGTGTTGATTTTGTAAAAGGCATCTCCCCTAGCCGTCGGTCGTACAAGATGCCAGAACTCCCAGTTAAGGAGTTCCAAGGTTTGAATGGTGCCGTTACTGCTATTCAATACGGCAAGAAGCCTGTCGACTCCGAGCTGACACTGGAGTTCACCAACATTTCAGATGACAAAGCATTTGAGATTTTTCAGAACTATCAAACCGTCCAGGGCGGTCGCAACCCAGATAACGGCAGGCGCTATTGGGTCAACCTAAGCAAAGAGTTCACTATCGGCCCCATGGCTGGCGTGCTGAACGAAAGTTTGGCTGGTGTAATGACCGAAAAGGCTGGCAACCGCCGCTATCGCTACGCCGAACCACCTGTAATTACTAGCGTTTTCCCTGGTGTCTGCAACGTGACCGTGAAATTTCGCGGCTATTTGGACGGTGCTGACAGCCTGTAAAATTAAAGAAAGCTCGTACCGGGTCGATGGGTTATCTCTCTGGCAGCACTGGAAAGATCTTATTCGTCCGCGCTGACACCAAGCTGACTAACGATAATAATGATGGCTGGCGTCCTGATGACGTCACCCGAGTACAGAACTGGACATTAAATACCACGGCGAACCTGTTGGATACAACCTCCCTTGGGGACTACGACAAGAAATCAATTTACGGCATCCGCACCACAACTGGAACGCTACGGTTGTTTTATTACACCGATGAAGTCCAAAGCACCCCTGGCAACAACTCAGCGAGTTGGTTTTTTAACGCGCTTTGCCGTGCAGACCTGAATTCAGGTGAAAGCGCTTTGGGACCTTACGACGAAAGAAAAGAATCAATCGAGGTGCGTCTGCGCTTGTTTCTATTTGAATCAACTTCAACTGTTCGCGATTTTATTGACCTTGACGTGAACTTGACTAGCGTCAGCATCGGCAGCGCCGTCAACGAAATTGTCGCTGTAGACGTAGCGTTTGAAGGTACAGTCGCGACTCGCGGCACACAAAGCGGCTTGCGCAATATAACGTCCCTGCCTGTGCGTCGTAGCAACCTGTAATGACTGTCTTCTTAGGCGACTCAGGCAACATACAGCTGGAGCGCAAGGGATCAAACACTGCTCTTCTTACCGTTGTCAACGCCTCGGATGTAAGGACTACGGTTAATCGATTTTCGATTGACTTTGGTCATGAGCAGATCATTACAGGTGATCGCATTGAGATTCGTACCATTGGCGAAGATGCAAAGAAAGACATCAATTGGATCGATCATCCAAATGTTGATAACTCGTTTACCCGTTACGCGCACGTCGATGCAGCAGGCGGCATTCGTCTCTACGACACCTTTTCTGAAGCCATCGAGGGCAAGAAAGAAAATGCTATCCCTTTGATTGAGCCTGCAGAAGCGCAGCAAACACAAATCAAAATCAAAGAAGACACACAAGAGAACTGCCTTGCCGAAATTACGGAGTATCAGATCACCACATCCCGTGAAACAATCGACACCACTCACCTTGGTGCGCACTACATTAAGCAGTACGAAGCAGGGCTAATCCAAGGTCAAGGCACAATCGACTGCTTCTGGAGCGGACCTGGCGGCGCTTGCGATGAGAGTGCCAGCGGTGAAGACCAAGAATTTGCGTCTTACCTAGCCCGTCTCTGTATCCGCCTAGTGCATGGCGCAGCATTCCACGGTTATTTCTATATCTATACAGGCGACCGTCGGACAACGCGATCCGTCTGGTACGAAGCAGAGAGCTGCATCGTCACTAATGTTGCGGTCACCGTCTCGCCAACGCAAGTCGTTCAAGCAACAATCAATTTTGTGACCAACGGTCCTATCGTGTTGAGAGAGGGCTACCTGCCCGGATACCTGCTGCAGGAAGACGACTTCTTGATAAAGCTAGAGCAAGGCGGCAACGTCGAGCTTGAGAATCCCGACATTTAGAATCAAGTAAAGCAAACTGCGCTTAGGACCGAGATGGCTGATCGGAAGATCTCTGAACTGAAGCAGCTAGCCGGCGCTGATGTCAACGCGATCGACGTCTTAGCGGTTGCCGATAATTCAGCGAACGAGACCCGTAAGGTAACGGTTAAAGATTTAGCCGAAGCTGGTTACCGCGTTTCAGCGGATGATTCAATCCCAATTGGTAAGATAGATCTACAGCCAAATAGCATTCCAGGCAACGTCATCCAAAATGACAGCTTAGGCGCAGGTCAAATCGCCCCAGACTCCATCACCTCTTCTGAGCTGGGTGACGGTTCTGTCGATACCGCAGCCCTCCAGGATGGGGCGGTCACTACCGACAAACTGGCTGATGGCATTAACGCATCGAAACTTTTAGACGGAAGTATTACTACCGCTAAGATCGGTGACCAACAAATTACTAATGGAAAAATTGCTGATGCAACTATTGAAGGCGGCAAGATTGCAGCTGGCACGATCACTGGCGACAACATTGCCGATAACACAATCACAGCGGAAAACATCGCTGACAATGCAATCGGCTCCGGTGAACTAGCCGACGGTGCAGTAGACACAGCAGCTCTTCAAGACGACGCTGTCACTGGACCCAAGCTAAGTGACACTGCTTTTAACCGTGGTATCGGCAAAGATGCTGATGACAAAGTCGGCATCATTAATGAGGTCACTCCAGGCTCACACGCCGGTATTAGCTGGGACGAGCAAGGTCTTATTTACGATTCCGTCTCACCCATTCCATCTGGTGATCTCCCAATTGCGACCGAAGACGAAGTCGGTGCTGTTTCTATCCCCGCCGACGGTGGGCTCGTAGTCAACGGCGCTGGTGCGGTCCGCATCAACAACAACGTCGCCCCAGACACGGGTTACAAAATTACTTACAACGAGCACGGTTTAATCACCGACTCAGGTGCGATCGAAGCAGCGGACCTGCCGATTGCTACCGACAGCAGCCTTGGCGCCATCATGGTGCCCGACATCGAGGCTGACGGTGACGAGTCTCCTCTGTCTGTTAACGGCACAGGTGAACTAATCCACGACGCTTCAGGTGTAGCTCCTGGTTCTTATGCCAAGGTCATCGTCGATAAGCACGGTCACGTTACCGGCGGCGGTCCGCTGGATGCCACCGACATCCCCGAGATTTCTGCTGACTTAATTACTAGCGGTGAGATCGGCAGCGATCAACTAGCCGAATGTTCCGTTACCGGACCAAAAATCTGCGATTATGCCACCTGCTTGATGCAGGAGGACAACCCTGGTGCGGGTGATTTCCTCGGTCAATTCTGGTACACCCCGTCTACTGCACAACTTCGTGTTTACGCCCGAGGTTCAGGTCCAGAAAACATCTGGCTCCCAGTTGGCTTTGGTGCGCTGCAGGCTAATAACCTCCGCTGGGGTGGCACCTACGACGCTGATGCTGACACTATTGTCAGCCTGACTGCTATCGGTGTTAGCGAAGGATTAACAGCAGGTCAATCGTTCCCGTTAGCTAGCGACAGCCTGTCAGGCATTTACTTCCTCTGTCAGGTTGCAGGTGGCAACTGTGTTCAGCCTGATCTCAACAACATCAATCACACCGCAGGTGACTGGGCGCTTTGTATCGACGGCACACAAGGCTGGGTACATATCGACGCCAATGGTGG